AATTAACACCTGATGACACTGCAAGGCTTGAAGATGCACGCAATAAAATGGGTGAAATGCAGCGTCGTATGCAGGATTTCGTCGATGATGAGCTTAGTTCTGACAAAGAAGATCAGATTTATGAGCTTGAACAGTTGATAATGCAGCTTGAGGAAGAACAAAATCAGATTCTTCGTGAAGGACCAATCTTTATGTTCCCAAGGGCAACAGAAATCATTGTTGACCCAAGATGTAAACAGTTGATGGGTTTTATTGGTGCTGGTTGGATCGCACGTGAATTCCATAAGTCACCTGATGAGATTCAAAAAATCTATAATGTTGATGTCAGGGAAGGTTTTACACCTTACAGAGAGCATGGTGCAGGCGAATTAGCTGAATATCACAGAATGGCTGAGTCCGATGATGTAGAATCAGGTGAAAACCCGATCAAAAAAGACGGTTTGGTTTGTATTTGGGAGGTTTACAATAAAGAACTTGGTGAAACGTTTACAATTGCAGACGGTTACAATGGTTTCTTGAAGCCTTGTGGATCACCAGATTACTGGATGGAAGGTTTCTGGCCTGTATTTGCTATCACATTCAACGAATGTGAGTCAGAGGACAAATTATATCCGCTTTCTGATGTTCACCAGCTTAAACATGTTCAGGCTGAATACAATAGATCACGTGAGTATAGAAGGCTTCACCGTGAGGCGAATAAACCTAAATATATGGCGATAAAAGGTAGGTTGTCAGAAGCTGATAAAGCGTTACTTGCGTCACATCCACCACATGCTTTGATCGAATTGGACGGTATGGGCGGAAATGAACAGGTTGGTAACTTAATACAACGCTTTCAGTCAGTGCCGGTTGACCCTGCTTTATATGAAACTAATTCCGAAATGGAAGATATTTTGCGTACAGTGGGTGCTCAGGAAGCAACAATCGGTGGTGCATCTGGTGCTACAGCAACAGAAGCGTCAATTGGTGAAAATTCAAGAATGACAAGTTTATCATCAAATGTTGATGATTTAGACGAATTCTTGACTGATGTTGTGTCAGCATGTGGTCAGTTAATGTTGATGGAATTATCGGCTGAGACGGTGAAATCTATTGCAGGTAAAGGTGCTGTATGGCCTGAGCTTGATAAAGAGCAAATTGCTAAAGAGGTTTATCTTAAAGTGCGTGCTGGATCATCAGGTCGTCCAAATAAAGCAGCCGAACTTGCAAATATGGAACGTGGTATGCCGTATCTATTACAGTTACCAGGTGTTAATCCTTATCCGCTTGCTAAACGTTATGCTGATTTACTTGAAATTGAACTTGATGACATAGTAATTGAGGGTATGCCTTCCATCACAGCACTGAATGCCCAGATGGGTCGTACTCAAACAGGAGTGGGAGCAGAAGGAACACCAAATGATCCAAATTCACAAGGATCACAGGGTGTTTCTAATAGCCCATCGACAGCACCGAACGAACCTGGGGCGCAACCTGCATACACAACACCTAGTGGTGGAGTATGATGGAAATTCCCATATTTAGTTTTGTGTTGACTTAAGTGTCAGTTTTTGGCATAGTTTTTAATATGAACGTTGTGATAACGTACAAACCCTTAGATGGAGGCTAGTATGTCGAAAGACAAAATGGATTCGCCATCCAGTGAAGAAAATATTCAGGACGCTAACCAAACTGAAAATTCGTCCGCTTCAGATGAACAGGACTTTGATAATAGCACCGAAGATTCGTCCGCTTCGGGAGAGTCAGAACCAGAACTTTCTACGCTTGATCTCGTAAAAGAGGCAATTAAGCCAGAAAAAGAAGGTGATGATGAAACTGAGGGTAGCTCGGAAGAAGATGAGTCAGATGAAGAAGATGAGTCGAAAGACAAGTCTGAATCAGAAGATGATGATTCTGATGAACCAAGCGAAGAAGAGTTGAAGCATTGGAAGCCGAAAACTCGGAAACGTTTTGAACAGCTACAGGCGAAATATCGGGATGTTAACCAACGTCTTGAGAAAGCTGAAGCGGATGCTGGTTGGAAACAACAATTTGATACATTCCTTGAGACAAATCAAATGTCGATGGAAGAAGCAAATAAGTTGTTTGAAATAGGTGCGTTAATGAAATCCAACCATATGAAGGCGTTGGAAATGATTACTCCTTATTATAACCAGTTGCTTGAAGTCACCGGTAATGTTTTACCACGTGATCTTCAGGAGCAAGTGAATCAAGGGTACATTACGGAAGCTGCGGCTATCGAAATGTCTCGTGGGCGTGCTCAGAATCAGCACTATCAGGTGCGGAATCAGCAACAACAGCAGCAGCGTCAGCAGCAGGAAGCTGAGAATCAGAAAAAATTATCTACTGATATACAGGTGGCGTTAGCCAACCTTGAAAATTCATGGCAGACATCCGATCCGGACTACAAAACAAAAAGCAACCGCATTCAGGAACGTGTGAAGTTGATGTGGTATGAGGCTAGTCGAACAGGAAAGATGCCAAGATCGGTAGACGAGGCTATTAAAATGGTCGAAGGTGCTAAAAGTGAAATTGATAAAGAATATCGTCAATTTAGACCTAGAAAACCAGTTAGTGTTGTCGATAGTGGTGGAAATTCTGGACAGACAAAACCTGAGCCAAAAACAACTTTAGATGTGATCCGTCAGACTGTGGGTGCGTAAAAACGCAACTTTAATATGTCAGGAGACGAATTATGGCTTTTACAGTCCAAGAACTAGAGAATATCGCTAATGCGACTCTCGATCATCACATGGATCGTGGCAAAATTTATTCGCAAACGATTCAGGATAAACCACTTTTAAAGAATTTTAACGCTAAAGCTAAGACTTTCCCTGCCGGTAAAGAATATCTTACTGTACGTGTTAAAGGTGAGTATACAACTACTATTCAGGGCTTTAGCCATGACGATAGCGTTACTTACCGTAACCCGACTAACATCAAACAAGCTACTTTCCCATACAAGCGTATCCACGCTGGTATTGAAGTAACTTTTGATGAGTTACAGCGTAACGGTATTTCTGTTACTGAAACAAGTAATGGTCGTAGCACATCTAATCACTCAAATGCCGAAATGGAGCAGCTTGCAAACCTGCTTGATGACAAAATTGAGGATATGATGGAAGGTCGTGCACGTGGCATGAACAACATGTTCTGGCGTGACGGTTCATCAGATAGTGAATTAGTACCTGGTGTTAAATCATTTATTTTGACTGACCCTACTTCTGCTACAATTGTTGGCGGTATTGACCAGTCTACAAATACTTGGTGGAGAAACTTGGCTACTTTGAACTTGAGCACTGCGTCGCCTTCAAGTTCAACTATTGCTACTGCTATCCAAACTCAAATGCGTCAATTGAAGCGTTACGGTTCACCTAAACATGTTATGTTTGCTGGTGCTGACTTCCTTGATGCGTTAGAGGTAGAGCTACGCACAAACGGTACTTATACACAGAACGGTTGGGCACAAAGTGGTTCAATTGACATTAGTGTTGCAGATGCCAACTTTAAAGGTGTTACAGTTAATTATGACCCAACTTTGGATGATGAAGGTGAAGCTAAATATCTATACACATTAGATATGAACGCTATCTACCCTATGTACATGCAAGGTGAGCGTAATAAGCGTCATAGCCCTGCACGTCCGCACGACAAATACGTAATGTATCGTGCGATCACTGACGTATGTGGTCTAGTATGCAGACAGCGTAACACTAGTGGTGTAATCACTATTGCTTAATTAACCGATTTATTTAGGAGATTTTATAATGTTTAAAACATCTGAAACTACTGTCGGTTCTGCTGTTGCTACTTCAGGTACGATTACTTTCTCGTACCCTGCTAACACCAGTGCCGGTTCATTTGCAGCTTATGGTCATAAGATTTGGGTTGATAAATTCCAGCGTTTGCTGGCATCACCTTCTGATTTTACTGTATCATTCGGTGCATCAAATATCACTGTTACTTACTTAGGTTCAACAACTATCCCAGTTGGTGCACGTTGCAACGCTCAATTTAACATTGAAGGTGGTGATGACGGTGAGCTTCCGACTGATGTTGATGAGTCTGAAGTTAAACGTACATCATTGTCAACTGTTGCTACGGTAAACCTTGGTTCACCTGACACAGCAGATGCTAACGGTTATGTTGAGTCTCAAGACTTAACTTCTGCCGGTGTATTTTCTGTAAACAGCACTGCTGCTGCTGCGATTGCCGCTGCTGCACTCGCTGGTACTGCTGATGTTCCACGTAACGTTGTTGCGGCTTGGACAGGTACAGCAGTTCTTACAGTTACTGGTACTGATGAATATGGTAACACAATTGTTGAATCTTCAGCTTCTGGTACGTCATTTACTGGTGCTAAAGCATTCAAAACTGTTACTGGTATTTCTTCATCTGCCAACATCACATCGCTTACTGTTGGTACTGGTAATGTACTTGGTTTACCATTCTTCATTGGTGATGCAGGTGATGTTCTTCAAGAGCTTGAGGACGGTGCATTGATCGGTAAAACTGCTGGTCGTGTATTCATTCAAGATCACATGCTTGAAGCAGCAGTTAATGCTGGTACATCATTAGAGCTTACTTCACCGGTAAATGGTACGATTAAGAAATTAACTACTGTTGCTCGTGGTACTATCACTACAGGTGGTGCTATCACTGTTGAAGTCAACACTACAGCAGTTGACGGTTTATCTGTTACTGTTGCAGACGCTTCAAGTGCAGGTGATGTTGATTCTGACACTCCAACTGAAGGTCACGCTTCTACAGCGGTATCTGTTGGTGACAGAATTGAAATCATCCCTGCATCTGCTTTCAACGCATCGGCTGACATCTTCGTGATCCTTGAGATTGAAGTTGCTGCTGGTGACCAACTTGAAGGTACTTTGGTTGCAGGCGTATCTGCCGCTGCTACAGCGACTACAGGTGATGTTCGTGGTACTTATACACCAGCGACTACACCTGATGGTGCTACAGCATTTGACCTTATTGTTGCTACTCCTGACGTTAAATACTTAGGTGTTGCTCAATACGCTGGTTAAGTGTAATATTTGACAGGTAGTGTTCGCCACACTACCTGTCTTTATTTTAACAATTTGTACGAGGCTATGAAAAATTATGTACTATTACAAGGTCACTTTACGCTTAGGCGGTAACACAATGAATGAGGTGCAAAAAATTGTATCTGCACCAGAATTCCTTGTTCTTCGTTTTGTCCACGGTCCGGACGCTTTAACTGATGTAACTGAAATCAAAAATGATCCTGCCAATTTAGCCCAGGAGAAGGGTAGATTGAAGGAAAAATACGATATGGCATTAGTTAAAAAGGATCAATCTATTGACAGTATATTTGGTGCTTTGGGCGTACTTCCTGCACGTTTACCTTATGAGGATTTAGATTTCTACGGTATTGATCCGAGAGAAAAACCTTCACATAAGGTTGACGATCATAAGTTGCCAAAAACTGAGCAGGAATTGCAAAACGAAAACAAATTTGTTCCAACCGAAGAAGTGAGTGTGGCCGACCTAATGGAGTAGGTCTATGGCTCGTAAAACACAGCTTTTATCCCTGATCGCTCAATTACGGGCTGAAACAGGTCGCACGCAAACGGTTTCCGTAGGGATTGATGAGGTTGAAAACCTCAAGGAAATGCTTCGTCGTGTTCAGGAACAATTATACGATGAATATGACTGGCCGCACTTGCGAGTTCAGAAGACTGTAGCTCTTGCTGCCGGTCAACGTTATTACGATCTTCCGACAGGTTTGAATTTTGATAGAATTGAAGATGTAAGACTTGAATATAATGACGTTTATCAGGGTATAGATCGTGGTATAGAACTTGAAGATTATTCAATTTTTAACAGTAATGCCTCAACACCTGAAAGGTCATCACCGTCATTGAAGTGGGATATTCGCTACACAGGATCAACTGAACAGATTGAAGTGTGGCCTATTCCTAACGATAATATCCAGACATTATATTTCCTTGGTACACAATCATTAAGTGATTTGATACAGGAATCAGACAGAGCCGATCTTGATGATCGGTTAATTGTTCTTTATGCGGCAGCAGAAATTCTTGCACGTCAAGAATCAAAAGATGCTCAGGCAAAATTAGAGCAGGCAAATAAACGACTCGCTACACTCAGGAAAAATAGCATTAAGAAAGCACCGATGATCCAAATGGGTCTTGGTAGAGTGCGAGGCACAGATAGAAATAAAGTTAAAATTGTTGTGAGTTAAAGTATGGCTTACGTTCAAATTCAGGACATCAGATTAGGTATGGATCGCAGCCGTGCATCACGTGTTGTGGCTGAACTTGGTTCTGCGTGGACGATAAAAAATGCCCATCTTACCCGTGGTGGTGACATTGAAAGACGTAAGGAATTTGTAAAGCAGAGTGTTGATTTTCCTTCTACAACAAAAGGTCTTTTTGCAATCAATGACACGCTTTATACGGTGGGTTATGATGCCTCAGAAGCTGGTAACGTGCCAGCAGGGGTTACCCACCTGCTTACACAGCATCCAACGCCTGCAACGGCACTTACAAAGGTTTTAGACGCTGAGGCTTTCGATGGTGAATTATATTCTATTTCCCAGTTTTCTGACGGTAATATTTATCACTTTTATAACACTTCTCGTGTTACTGACTGGGATACTCTTTCTACGACTATTGGTTCAAATAACGCTATTGCTGCCGCATTGGAAGCAGCAATTGATAATTCTGCGGCTGTCAATGCGTCAGTGGCATCAAACGTTGTTACAATAACGTCAGCAACTGCCGGTACATCATTTACTGTTTCTACATCTACAGTAAATAATGGGTCTAATCCTGACCAGACATTAGTAGCAGTTGAAACTACCGCAAATGTTGAAGCGGTGGCTGAGGTTTTAGCGTCAGCGGATATTACAATAACAGGTGGTACGTCCAACCCAGGTGTAAATAAGATAAATTCTATTACCGTTGACGGGGTAGATATTTTAGGCTCAGCAGTAGACTGGACGACATCGAATAGTTCTACGGCAACTGCTATTGCTGCTCAATGTACATCTCACACATCGTCACCTGAATACACTGTCACATCTGACGGTGCTACAGTTACTGTGACAGCACTTACAGGTACAGGTGCTGGACCAAACGGTTTTGTTGTTGTGGTAAATACAGCAGGTGACGTTACCGAAACATCTGATTCAAGCATGTCAGGTGGTGTAACAGCAGTTGCAGCCGTAGCTCAAGAATATGAAGTGACTGTGGGCGGAACGTTTGAAGAAGCCGACCAGTTTACGGTGACAATCAATTCTACCGAAGATTATACAGTGACTGGTGCAGCATCTGGTACAGGTACTACAGCACTTACATTTAAGCAAAAAATGTATTCGACTGCATCGTCGAACTTGTATTTTTCGGCACTTACAGCACCGACACAATGGATTTCTGGTACTGACTATGGTTTCATTAATATGGCATCACAAACTGCCGGTCAGGAAACTTTGACAGCGGCAGCAGAGTATCAGGGTCTTATGGCGGTATTTTCTGAAAACCAGATTAGAATCTGGTCAATTTCAGAAGATTCTGCTGCAAACGTATTTTTACAAACACTACAGAATACTGGTACAGTTGCGCCAGAGTCAGTAATATCTTACGGAAATAATGATGTATTTTATCTGGCTGCGACTGGTATCAGGTCTATTAAAGCTCGTGACTCATCAAATTCAGCGTATGTATCTGATGTTGGAACGGCAATTGACACGCATGTCAGAGCATATCTTGACACATTAACTGAATCACAGGTTGCTGCTGCTACAGCGGTTATTGAACCTGTAGATGGAAGATTCTGGCTTGCAGTTGGAACAAGGATTTATGTATTTTCATATTTCCCTTCAAATAAAATATCTGCTTGGTCATATTATGACCTTGATATAACCATTACTCACTTCGCTAAAGTTGGTGACAGGATTTATGCCCGTGGTACTGATGACGGTGGTGATGATGGTCTTTACCTGTATGGTGGTACTAATAATGACACTTACCCTGCTGCTGCAGCCGATGTAGTGATTGAGTTGCCTTACATATCCGCAAATTCACCTGCTGCGTTTAAAGAGTTGAAAGGTTTTGATATTATTGCTACAAATGACTGGCAGGTTGACATTTTACCTAATCCATCGGATACTAGTGTAAGTGTTACACAAGGGATTGCCAAAGGTACTACTTACGGGCAACCACGATTCGGCACAACGGGTGTAGGCTCATTGTTCGGAATCACATTAACCTGTTCAAGAGCAGGTCAGGCTACGTTATCCGCACTCGCCATGCATTATGTTGGTAAATTTGAGGACGGATAAGCTTATGTGTATGTCATCACCTAAAATGCCTGTGGATAATTCTGCTCAAATTGCAAGAGAAGAAGAAGCCAAAAGACAGGCTCGTATTGCCGAAGGAAGATCATCAATTGATAGTGCTTTTAGCAGCTATAATGATGATTTTTATAATAATTATCAGAATGATTATATCGGTTATTATACTCCACAATTGGACGATCAATATTCAGATGCACGTAAACGTCTGACGTTGCAGCTTGCTAAAACAGGTAACCTTACCAGTTCAGCAGGTGCAAATCAGATGGGTGATTTGCAGGAATATTATAATCAGCAGCAAACCGGTATTACTAATCAGGCACTTAATGCTGTGAATGAGCTTCGTGGTAATATTGATGCTCGTAAGTCACAATTATACGCTGATAACCGTAGTGCTGCCGACCCTGGTAGCGCAGCAGCGGCAGCAGCGTCAGCGGCTGGATCATTGACACCGAGTATGCCACAAAGCCCATTAGCGAATGTGTTTGCTGATTTCTTCAGTAATTTGGGGAATTCAACTGCTCTTTATAATACATCGGGTCGTCAACAACAGACTGGTGTACAAAATTTTAACACAGGTGGAAGCTCAGGAAGATATCAAGTGGTAAATTAATGAATGATTTAGGAATAATAAGAAGGCCAACAATTTTTGATGTTGATTATTTGTCTGAAAATGCAAGAGAGGCAGATAAAATTGAGGCTTTTTTATTGTCTGGTAGATCACTTCGTGAATCATTTGAAGATACACCTGGGTTATATGAAAACAGTTATGTATGGGAAATGAATGGTAAGTTGGTGTGCATGTATGGTGTGACACCGTGGGAAGATGATAAAAATGTAATATGGTTCTTAGCTACTGATGAATTCGATAAGTATAAAAATATCGTAAGAAAACATTCTAAAAGGGTTTTTAAGGAATTGATTAGAGGTAAGAAAAATTTGTTTAATTATGTGCACGCTGAACATGATAAAGCTCTGAGGTGGATAGAATGGTTAGGATGTGACCTTCATATTGCAGAGCCGGTTGGTTTAAATGGTGCGATGTTTTGTAAGTTTGAGGTAAATCATGTGTGATCCGGTATCAGCAGCAATTGTAGTAGGTGGACTTGCAACGTCGGCTATCGCTACCAATAATCAGACTAAATCAGCAAATAGAAATCTGCAAGCCAGACAGACAGCAAAAGAAAATGCTTACCGTGCAGGCATGGAACGTCAACAGGGTTATGCTGATGAAGCTGGTCAGGCATTTAAAGGGTCTGCACAAGAGCAAGGCGGTGAAGGTTTTGCTGACCAATTGGCGGCAGGAACAGATAAACGTCTTCAGGCTTTCAATGAAACCAAACAGGGTACACCAGATTACGCTGTGGCAAGTTCAACACCTAAAAATGTAGCCTTGGCAAGAGAGCAGGCTTTTGGTGATGCAAGCGATAAAACTGACCGTGATAATTCAGGTTTAGCAGCATTAGAAGGTTATGGTGATGCGTTATTTAACACAGGTCTTGCACGTAACGAATATGCAAGAGCATTTGGTAATTTATCCGATAAAGCACAACGTGACGCTAATTTAATTGGTATGAATATATCAGCAGCCGACAGGAATGCTTATAAAGGACCAAATGCTGCTGTTGGGATGATGGGTGGACTTGGTAAATTAGCTGCAATGTATGGTGCAGCAGGATCACCAGGTTTACAGTATAATCCTGCTGGTGGATCATTACCTGCCGGTGTACAAGGTCCAGTACAACCTAAATTACAAACTACACCTGCTTTAGGTGGTTATTCAATATATAGAGGGTAGAATTATGAGTAGAGAATATTACGACCCTTGGGCAAAAGTTGGGCAGTCAGCCAACAATGCTTTATTTCAGTATTTAAGTTCACGTCCTAATCCACAACAACAGGCTGCTGCACAGGCTGATATTGACGCTAAGAGAGCCTTAACAAACAAATATGGGTTAGAGTCAAGACAAATCCAAAGTCAGCTTGGTGCACCTGATGCCATGCGTAGCGTACTGGCTAATATTTATGCCCAGGTTGAGCAACCTGCGCCATCACCTGATTTCGTAGGTCCAGGTGCGCCGATAGCACCATCTGCTGACGTAATAAATCAGCGTTATCAGCAAAATATGCCTGATATTTTCAGTACAGCAATGCAATATGCAGGTGCTAAACCTCAAAATATTGGTGATATTTTTGCTGCGTTTGCGGCAAATTCAGGTGCTAATCCAGATCAAATAACACGTGCACAGCAGGGTGCTGGTATGGATTTTGCTAAAACCAGAGAAGGTTTTGAAGCTGATCCTTCCAACTCTGGGTTTACACTTTCACCAGGTGCAATAAGATATGATGCCGAGGGTAATCAGGTTGCTTCAGCACCGTTTAAAGAAGGTGGTGGGTTCTCAGTGCAATTACCTGACGGTACTGTTGTCCAGCAAGGTGGTAATCTAAAATTAGACCCTACAAAATCGACAGCTAATGATCTTCAGAAAGAACAAGTTGCAT